ACGCATCACGACAGAGCGCCCGCGCAATCGAACGAAGCACTGATTGGTGTACTGTTCAATCGGAACACGAGCGGTACGAGTCACAGGAGACGAATCGGTCTGGCTGTAATTCTGGCCGGGGTAGTCCTGCATCTTCAGGCTCATCGTCACTGTCGGACTGACAGCATCGACACCTTGGATAGCCAGATCCGGGATGATGCGGCGGAGCAGCATAAACTGATCGCCATCACCGATATCGATGGGAGAGCTTTCGATGTAAGCCGGGAGCGGGCTGGCCGGCGTCGTGCTGCCGTCGCTGCGACCAAGCTCGTGATAGTAGAGGAAGTTCTGCGGCAGACCGGTGGCCGCAGCAACCGGATACTTGCGCAGGCTACGATCAAGCCAAGCCGTGCGAGACAGAGTGCCGTATGTCCACACCTTCTCGGCGTAGTTGAACGTGACATAGCTATCGTTCTCAGACGAGTCGAGCGACGGGTAGAACCACGTCACCTCGTTGAAAGCGGAGTTCACGCCCGCGAAAACCTTGTCGCTTTGAGCAAGGTTCAGATCGTGGAAAATAAACTCTTTAAGAGGACATTCGATCTGGAGCGTCTGGCCATTGTAGACATAGAAGTTGTCGATGCCCATCCAGAAGACATTGTCGTCAATCGCTGTCGCGGCGTTGTAGCCCATCAGCGTGACGTTGGACGAAATCTGTTCTACGCCGAACGTGTAGGGCGCACCGATGAATTGCAGCGAGTAAAGGGCTGCATCGGTAAACACAAGGATGGCACGTTTGGTTTCGACAGCACGCAAGATCTCACTGCCGTTACCAAGACGGATGTCGCCGGCCGTGTTTGTGGGCGCCGGGGTCCAAGTAAAGGGATCTTCTTGGCTGCTGAATCGAATCGCCATCGGATCCTGCACGCCGTCGCCATAGTCAGCGCCGAAGACCACGACGTGGCGATCACGGTCCGACACCAGCACCTGACGCACAACCGTCGGGCACATCGGATCCGAGGACAGACTGTCGAGCGTGACGCCGCGTGTATTGATGGTCGAGCTGGTTACGGCCGAAGCATCCCAGTAATAGATGCCGCCATTGCGGATGCAGAAGACAAGATCTTCGCCGTAGTTGTCCTGTGACCAGACGCGCAGCGTGTTTGTAGCGGAGACAGTTGCGGCGCTGCCCCACGTACCACGGCCCCATGTGCCGGCGCCCCAGCCGGTGCCGCCGACCTGCGTGTCAAGGCCCGTGTTGATTTCATAGGTAGCTGTGACGGGGTTGCCGCCGTTGCCGGTGTCGGAAGCGTTGGCCGTGACAGGAAGTGTTACTTCGTATTGGTTGGTCGTATTGACCTTCGTGACCTGAAACGTCTGATTCAGGACGGATGCCGTCACATTGCCGCCAAGGGACACAGCACCGGAGAACGCAACGAAATCGTTCTCAACGGCGCCATGAGCCACGTCATTTACGACGAGCGTGCTTGAACCGTTCGTGGCGACGAAGGGATTGTTAAGAGTGGCGACGGCCCGAATCGGGGTGATGTTGTAGTAGTATCCGCCCCATTCGATGTAGTATCGCAGGTTCGTTCCTGTGGCCATGTAGTCGTTGCCGCTAAGGCTCATCCAGTTATGGAGAGCACGGCAAGACCCTTGGAAGGTGTAGGTGGATGCTTTCTGCCAACCACCAATGGTTTCCGGGAAACCAAGGCGGAAGCGAACGAGGTTGCTGGACCTCCAACCACCTTCATTGGTGTAGGCCGTCTGATCCCTAACAACCCCTGGGCGTAGCTGGATTTTCTGTAGGGCCATCTTTGCTCACGCCTATGGAGGATTACGGGGTCACCGTAGCCCATATCTCATCAGGTTCAACCGGCCAAGATTGTACCACAACCGGAGGGTTGATGGCGATGGCGCGGAGCTGATTCCGGTATTCAAGAAAGGCCGCTTGGTTGGCCAAATACGGGTTGGACTGAGCCGGGTCCGCAACCGTCGGAATGGCTGTCCAGTCAGAGGCGGACAGGAGGCTGCTGGCCTGCTGCTTATTGGCCTGCTTACGCTGATTGTCGTAGTAAGCCTGCTGTTCAGGATCGTATGTACGCACATCCCATGTCTGATACCACTTGCCACTGATTGGGGCGGGCGTTGTCTCAACCACATACTGAGTAAGCTGATCGTAGGTAGGCTGCGGTGTGGGGAACACCGGCAGAAGCTGATACCCTTGTTCCGTGGCAAGTTGCGTCAGAGGAAACCAATACGCCACATCGGAGTTATCCCCGAAGTTGGTGTACGGATTTTCCGCCTGCAAGTTTGAGAACGTGTAAGGGTATGTGACGATTTCGTTTTGTGCGTTCAGCTCGACGTAGAGTGCCATTGTTCCGTTTCCCTTACGCGATGGCTAGAAAGATGTATGTGCCGCCGTTAGCGTTGAGTGCTGCGGGGGCCGTGCTGCTAAGTTCAAATCCAGCCGAATACGCGTCGACGTAGTCGGTGTTTGTTACTTCAGCGTTTGCGTTGTTCAAAAGCAGGTATGGATCGTTGCCTGCGATGATGCCGCGGGCGCTGTCCCAAACGTACCAGTCTCCAGTGCTGTCCGTGCGTTTAATCAGGACGAACCGTGCGCCAGCGGTAAAGCCGCAGTTGATCTGAAGAGTTGTGCCTGTGCCAGTGTAGCTTCCAACTTTGCTGACGCCAGCGCAAGTTGCAAAAAGATAAGCGACAAACGTCCCTCCAGATGCGTTCACGCTTCCGCTTGTGCCGACAGTAAAAACTAAACTTGTTGGGCTTGTGTCGTTCCAGATCGTTGACGCTGTTGCAGAAGCAGCGTTTGTGTTCAAAACAACGTATTTGGTATTTCCTATTGCTGGATGATAAGAAAACCAAGTGCCAGCTGTATCTCTCCGCTTCACAATCATCAATTCAGGAGCCACCCCAAGATTATGGCTCACCGTGCGGGCTGATCCAGTGCCGCTAAAGCAAACTAAATCGAAGAACGATGGAGCGCGCTGAAGCAACCAATTAATATAAGTAAATGATGACCTGTTCGCGCTGTAATTTGCCGTATCTGCTCCGACACTAATACCGTTATTGGTAAATGCGGTGACAGAGTCAGATGCAGTTGCCTCGCCATTTGAAGAAAAAGTTCTTAACTGAACACCAGCGCCTCTCAGCTTGTCCCAAAACACTGCACCGTATCCAGAGCTTCCATCCCTGTTACCGATTAAAACGGCGTCAGTAGCAAAACCTGCTGATATAGATGCGTTGGCACTCGTGCCAGTTCTTGCAACCGGACTAAACACAGTCGTCGCATCCGTAGGCACCTTCATAGGGCCACGGCGAATGGCCATGTATATGATGTTTGATGAGGCAGGCCAAAATCCGGTCTTAAACTCCACACCCGTTGCCGTTGGGATTGCGTATGCTGTTGCACTATCAACTTCGCTATTTGATAAATTAGCAAAGAGGTAATTTGTATTTGTATGACTCATCCCTCGCATATTATCAAAAACAGCCCATTGGCTTGCAGCGTCAGTTCTTTTTGTAATTATATACTGTGGTTCATACCCAAGGTTAACTGTAGCATTACCGCTTCCGTCTGTCGTAAACGATCCACAGCTAATGACATTCTGCGATCCGTCTAAACCAAAGCCTCCTGCGTTATGGGCGAAGAGGTAGGCGACGAAAGTAGCTCCAGACGCATTTACAGCACCTCCTGCTCCTAATGAAAAAACAGTGCTTGTTGGCCTTGTGCTATTCCAAAAATTTGTTGCGGTAAAAGCAGCGGTAGTATCTTCAAGTTGAAGAGCTTGCGTTGCAAGAAGACTTCTGTGATACACAGCCCATTCTGTTGCAACCCCGATTGTTTTTTTGATTATCATCATACCCGGTTCAGAACCAAGATTATGTGAAATTGTCCTTGCAGAACCCGTACCCGTATAAGTAACTATATCGAAAAATTTTGGCGTCTCTCTCCATGTCCATGAAACGTAGGTAGCAGAGCTTGTATTGATTTTGGCAAGAGAACCAATACTAAAGCCGGACGCGGTAAAAGCAGTTAACCCTGTGGCTTGGGTTGTTTGGGTGTTTATTGAGTTGGAAATAAGCTCAAATGTCGCGCCACGGGCAGTGTCATACAGAGCATGATCTGTTGCACCACTGCGCCCCTTCATCCATACAAGACCACCCGCGCCAGTGATAGTAGAATCAATAAATGGACTTGAAACAGTTTGTGAAGTTACGGAATAATTTGTAACAGTAAAATTATTTGTTGAATTATCGACAAATAATGATGGGCTTTGCAGTGTCAACAAATCTGTACCAGAAACAGCAGTAAGCTGTGACGTTGGTGGCGTAAAATTAGAGGTATATAGAGCCGTTCCTTTTACAAATCTAAAATTAGTAACGTATCCCTTTAGTGTGGACGCAAATCCAGATGTTTCAATTGTACCTATTTTAAATGGGCCAGTGTTAGTGATAGCCCCCGAATAAGAGCCGCTGCCAACATTTGTCCCATTTACGAAAATTCTAACCGTTGAGCCGCTTCGACTAACAGCAACATGATTCCAAACATTTGCTACTGGCGTATTGGAGCCATAAATTTCTGGATTTCCATTAAACCAGACGTTCCACTCACCAGTGCTTGAACTATAAACCAGAAAATTTCCGCCGTCCCCAGCAGAGGTATTTGTTTTCCCAAATAGTAGCTGGTTTCCAGTAACTGTTGTCTGATTAACCCAACACTCCATTGTAAAATTTTCTGAATTAGAAACCAGAAGAGCTGCGTTGTTTGCTACTGATAAACCGGTGTTTGAACCAAACAATCCAACAGGCTGTACTATTGTAGTACCAAGCTGAATGCCATTTGATATGGTTTGCCAAGAGCCGTTCCCTGTATACAGCCATGTAGAGAAGTAATCTTCAATGTATTTGTTAGCACTTGATTGTGCAAATTGGCCAAAGCCCCGTGACGATGCTGCACCGAGAGTGGAAATGAGCGGCATTACTCTAGCCTCTTGTTACGCGAACTTCGTCTGCGAAGCGAAAACGGTGAAGGCTGCGGAGCCCGTCTTAACGATGGTGTAGACGTAGGCATCCACAGAACTTGCGTTGCCAGACGTTGGGGCGGAACCGCCCTGCCATTCTGGTGTGACAGAAGACCCGTCAACTTGGACAGCGGAGTTGTAGTAGGCTGTTCCACCGTTGGTATTGAGGAAAGCCACCGTAACGCTGTCGCCCGTATTCATCGCCGTGTTCAACGTCGTGCCGCTGCTAGCGCGGAAGTTGAGCGTGAAGTTACCCGAGGCATTGGTGGTGTAATACAGCACGGCTTGCGTTGTGATGTCGAAATTGATTGTACCGGTTGCGGCCGTGGCCGAAACTGTCGCCAACTCGGCCGCGTTTTCGATACCCATGGCAAGGACAGAAGTGGATCCTTGGAATGTCTGACGAGCGGTGAAGGTGTTGGCCGAGGACGCAGAGATGCCGGCCGCAGCCCAAGACAGCGTGCCGCTGCCATTGGTGACGAGAGCCTGACCGTTGGAGCCATCCGCCGAAGGAAGCGTGTAGGTCGTGCTACCCGCCGCCGAAGCCGGGGCCAAGCCAACGTAACCAGAGGACGAACCGGAAAGGCGGAGTGTGCCCTTCACATCCAGCTTTGAACCAGGCGTAGCCGTACCGATGCCGACAGCGTCGGCAGAGGCGTCAGCCGTGATCAGGTTTGCGTCGGTGTCGCCTTCGACGCGGAAGTCCTTATCCGCTCCGGCTTCGTTAATGACGACCGCGCCGTTGAGCGACGAGTCGCCAGACACGTCCAGCTTTACGGTCGGGGTGTTCGTGCCGATACCGACGCGATCTGTGGAGGCGTCTGTAAAAAGAAGATTGGTGTCTGTGTCGCCTTCGACTCGGAAGTCTTTGTCCGCCCCGCTCTCATTAACGACGACCGCGCCGTCCAAGGAGATGTTGCCGGTGAATGTCGGATCCGTGGTGTCGTTGACGTTTGCTGCCAGCTCGACGTTCGTGCCGTCGCAATAAACCAGAGCCGTGGTGCCGTTGGCGACAGACACTCCGGAGCCGGCCGATGTCTTGATCGTAATGGCGAATCCACCCGTGGTGGAGTTCTTTACGACATAAACCTTCTGGCTGCTGGGGCAAATCACGTTACGTGCTGCCGTCAACGTACCGGCCATGACCAACACGGCTTTGCGCGACTGGTCGGTAGCGCCGTCGGCAACCGTCAGGGTGTAGTTCGCATCGGACATCGTGATCGCGGCAACGCCGGCAATCGCCTCATCGATGAGGGTGCCAAGGTTGGTGTTTGTTGTATCGCCCCAGATACCGGACTGTTCACCGGTTCCGATCAGCTCAATTCGTAAGCGGCTTGAATATGTACTGGCCATCGTGGAACCTTTATGCGGCTATCTGTGTCCAATTGGGGTTTTGCCCCGGAGAAACCTGTGCCCAAGAGGGGTTTTGATTGGGCGTGATATTACCCCAAACCAAGACGTTTGACACTAGGCCTTGAGCAGAAACACCCGTGACGTAGGCAGTTGCTCCGCCCGTAGCTACGGCAGATCCAACAAGAGCTGTCCCCTCGACCCCCGTTACGAAGACGCGGTTAATGGATTTGGCTATGACGGTGCCAACATCCCCGGTTGCCGAAACGCCCGTGACCTCAACATTGGCTAGAGCGGTGACGGTTACGGAATCAACAAGGCCGTCTGCAAAGACCCCGGATACTTCGGCGTTGCTGTCGCCCTCTGCCGTGGCAGACCCAACGGATCCCGTGGCCTCCAGCCCCGTCACATCGACGTTGGCTTTCAGGCTGACGGTGACAGAGCCGACGGAACCCGTGGCAGAAACGCCCGATAGATCGGCATTGGCCGTTGTAGTAACGGAGACGGAGCCTACAGAGGATGTCGCCCCAAGACCCGTGACTGGGACAACGGCCACGGCTGTGACCGTAGCCGTCCCGACAGCGCCCGTAGCAAGACCAATAGCGACCGCGCCCTCGCCGAATGGGAATTGACCCCATCCGGCAGAGCGCGACCAGCCCTGAAATACTACGGTTGCATCGGTCACGGGACGCTATCAGGCAATACGTAAAATAGCATTGGAACTATCCGCCGTCGGGAAGATGACGGTGAAGTCCCCCGCCGAAGCGGTTTTGTCCGAGCCGAAATCCAGAACCACAACCGACGGGTTGGTGTAGGTGTGAGCCGGAGTGGTGTTATAGATCAAAGCGCCACGGGCAGTGAACGAGGCGGTGGACCAGACCTCATCCGCAAAATCGGTGAACGCTGTCGTGCCAGAAGAAGTTGGGTTGACGTTCGCGAGAGCCTGACCACCGGCAACGTAAGCCGACCCGGAGGTGTTAGTCGTCTCTCCGGACGTGGTGTAGGCCGTCGTGGAAGCATCCAACGTGGCGGAGTTGGTGTACAGCGCCATGTAAAAAATGTCTCCGCCCGAAGCGCGGAAATCGTGGGCGCCTTCAAGAAGCTGCTTCTTGAAAGACGTGCACATGAAGTTACCGGTAAAAGCCATGTTACGGCCTCCTAAGAAGTTCGGCTAGGTTCGGCTGACCCGCCTCAAGGACAAGATTATAGACTGTTGTTCGATCAGATTGAATGGCCCGCTTCATGTAAAGCAGAACAACCTGTTCCACCTTATCCTTGAAAGCCAAGGCCTGTTCCCGGATAGCCGGGTGCGCGGTGTCCGACACTTGGACGATGCGATCTGTAGCTAGTTTAGCCCAAAACTCAGGAGGATGCCCGCGATTTGATGTTGTTTGTACATCAACCTGCATGACCGTGGCAACGACGGGATCAGTCCAAGCCATTAGGTAGCTCTCACTCTAACGAGACCGTCGCGGTAGGCGTCGGTATTCTCGCGGCCTTCGCCGAAGTTCTTGAGGCGGGTCAAGGCTTCTGCATAACGCTGGTTGTAAACGTTCAGCAGATCCTGCTCACCCTTCATGAAGGTATAGGCTTCGAACAGGCAGGCATAGAACAGCGCCTGCTCAGCATTATCGCCAAGCCACGACGTTCCTGTCTGGATGATGGAAGCGGGCTTATAGTAATAGTGCATCTCAACAGCGTAGTTCCCAGCGGGGACCGGGGCCAAGATGAAGTTGTTTATATCAAAAAGAGCATAATACTTTGGGGTGCCGGTGGCGCCAGTGGGGTTATACTCTTGTAGATACTCAACGTCCTTGTTGAGCAAGAACGATGTCGATCCGCTTATTGTCACCGCCAGAGAGAAAGGGGACAGGAAGTCGGATGGCACCGCCAAGTACTTGTTGCCGCTGGTGGTCGTGCCGGAGACGTTCTTACGGAACACATCCAGATCGACAGAGTACAAGATCCGCTCTTCAGCATTGCGGATGAAGTTGTCGATCTGACTGTTGAAGGTTGTTTCGTCGTACTGTGTCCAGTCCTTAATGGCCTGAACAAGTGTCGCATAGGTCCAAGCCATCAGGTGATACTCACTGTCACGATGCCCACCTGAGTAATACCTTGAATGAGATCATTCTCAAGGGGCGGGAAGATTGAAACGCCGACAGGCACGTCCATAGGTTCAATGCGATCAGGGCGCGGCTCGTACAAGGCCTGTGGCTCCGGCGGCGGGTAGGTGGGATCAAGCTGCGGATGCTTGGGTTCCCAGCACTCTTCGCAAGTGCGAAAGCCGTTCCACTCCTTCTTCAAGGACGTGTAGTCGTACTGCATACCGCAGCGGTCGCAGATAGCTTGGGAGTAGGCTCCGTTTGCGTACCGAGCCATCTCACACCACCCGATAGAAGTCCCTGACCGGAGTCAGTTGAAGAGGAGCGCGGTCGCGGTCTTCCTGCGCTGCGCGTTCGAACTCTTCGTCGTAGATGATTTTCAGCATCTGTGAGCGTTCCGGGGCCTTCTTCAAAGAGATGTAGTAGGCCAAGCCGGCAGCGAGACAGGGGTAGAAGCGAAACGGAATCTGGAGCGTGTTGACGCTGGCATTCACGTCATCCATGCGGACC